CATCGTCGTTGGACCTGAAGTTGCTAACGTCCTTGAGTTCACTGCTGGCTTCCGTGCTTCCGTTACTGCTGACGCAGAACGCGGAACCGTTGGTGCTGTCAAGACTGGTGCTATTTCCAAGAAGTGGGACGTCTATGTCGACCCATACTTCCCACGGAATGTCGTACTCGTCGGCCGTAAGGGTGGATCTTTCCTCGAAAGTGGATATGTCTACGCTCCGTATGTGCCTTTACAAGTCACACCTACTATCTTTGGTGTCGAGGACTTCGTACCTCGCAAAGGCGTCATGACACGCTACGCCAAGAAGATGGTTCGTCCTGATATGTATGGTATCGTCATCGTTCGCGGTCTCCTCGGTGAAGCTGGTGCAACTAGCTAATCCATAGAGATTGAACAAATCTAGCCCTGCCTCTTCGGAGGTGGGGCTTTTTTATTTGTTTATTGCGACAAAGGGTACGATAGGGACTATTTATATGTGAACCACAAGGTTCATACCAAGTTATTGCGTGTTTATATACACGGCCGCAATTTAGCGGTGACACGATTATAAAAGGAGGGTTTTTAACATGGGAACAAAAAGAATAGGCCTAGCGAGAGTTGAGGCATTGTTAGAAAATTTAAAGAGAGATTTGGCACTTGGTGAGGGCACCGTACTTCACGGACACTACAGAAAAGTAGAGTCAATAACAGCTAATCAAGCTCTCGTAGCCGCCGATTCAGGAAAGATTTTTCTTGTTAATCCTGCTGCAACTACCGAGGTTGACTTACCCACCACTCTAGTATCTGGCTGGCATTGTACAATCATTTTAGACGAAGGCGGTGATGGTGCTGATGAAGGAATGAACAACAAAGTGAACATTGATTTTGGCTCTGGAAATGATGTAGTAGGCATGACTGTTGCAGCTGACGGAGATGCCGGTGATTACGCTGTTGATGGCGATGATTTTATTAAATGCGCCGCCGACGCTAGTCCAGGCGATAGGTTTGATATATTTACGGATGGCACTAGATGGTACGTCCATGGCATCGTTAACGACGGTTCAACTGTACCATTCCACACTGCTGCTGGATAATATCTATTACTATAAAGGAGAATAAAAAAAATGGGAACAAAAAGAATAGGTTTAGCTAGAGTCGAGGCCCTAGTTGAAAATTTAAAAAGAGATATTGCCCTTGGAGACGGAACGGTTTTGCATGGTTATTACCAAAAGGTGGAAAGCATAACAGCTAATCAGGCACTTACTGCCGCAGATTCAGGAAAGATTTTTCTTGTTAATCCTGCTGCAACCACTGAAGTTGACTTGCCGACCACTTTAGTGTCAGGTTGGCATTGCACAATCATTCTTACAGAAGATACAGATGGATCTGATACAGGTATGAACAATAAAGTCAATATCGACTTCGGATCAGGAAACGATGTTGTCGGCATGATGGTCGAAACCGATGCTAATGCTGGCGACTATGCAGTCAACAATGATGACTTTATAGCATGTGCAGCATCTGCCAGTCCAGGCGATAAGTTTGAGATATTCACCGATGGTACCAGATGGTATGTTCATGGCATTGTGAAAGATGCCGGCGATACTCCGTTTGCAGCTGCCGCTGGATAATATGTCTCTTTAGTAAAACACAGAGCCTCCCTCGCTTGAGGGGGGTTTTTGGGGACTGAAGTTGCTCACAATACAAATAGGAGTTTAGATTGTTATCTGAAGACGACGAGGGGCTGACTCAAGAGGAATATGAGTCAATATTGAATAAATTTGTCGCGCTGCAAGCTGTGACTAAAGAAAGAAATTATAAGTTAAAAAAAATGGAAGATGAGTTGAAAATAAAGGCCAAAGAAGAAATTGCAGTTATAAAGCAAAATCTTTTAAAGGAAGCGATTTCGTTGGGCTGCGATGTTTCAGAAAATGACACAAAAGAATCGATTCGTAAGACTATTTATTTCGCTAGAAAGAAAAAGCAAATTAACATTTAGGAGATTGTTATGGGATTAAGACACTTTGAAAAGAAAAAAGCGGCTAAAGGCGCCAAGGTAAAAAAGAGCGCTGCGAAAAAGGCAGCACCTAAAAAGGAAAAGGCAGCCCCAAAGAAGGAAGCTTCTAAAGGTCTGTTTGGATCTAAAAAATAAAATAGTTAATAAACTTATTTAGCTATAGTCCCCGCACGATGTGCGGGGTTTTGTCTTTTAGAAAACTATTTATTACAAACCACTGGAGGAATTGTGGGAAAAAAAAGAAAGCGTTTAACGATGGCCAAGTATGCCAAGAAGTACGCAGCAATAAGAAAGGCCTTACTTGGTAAGGAAGCAGAGTCAAGCCCTGTTGTTGAGACAGAGCCAGTTGTCGAGCAGCCAAAAGTTGAAGAAGTTGTGGTCGAGCCGAAAGTAGAAGCAAAGCCGAAACCCAAGCCAAAGGCAAAGCCAAAAGCAAAGCCAAAAGCAAAGAGTGCCTCTGGAAAGAAGAAGGCAGCACCAAAAAAGAGTGCTCCTCGTAAAAAGAAAGAGTCGAGCTAACCAGTCATAGTCTGGGTTTTTGTTTTGCGAGGAACTATTTACTTGTGAACGGGAGAACCATTGTATGTCAATACCAAATTTAACTCCAAAAAGAACTACCAGTGCTATTGTCTTGCCATCGACTGGAACAGTCGGTGATGATTCATCTGCCACTGGATATGCGGATTCAGCCGCAAAGACATCAAATTACCCATTTGGTATATATGTTGATACAACATATCCCTTGCATGATGTTAATTTTATATCCGGAGCGTCCGACCAAGTAGCCTACACCTATAAAAAATTAGGAGGGGATATTTTAGATGTCGAACTTACTGTTTCAAATATATACTCGGCATATGAAGAAGCTTGCTTGGAGTATTCTTATCAAATAAACATACACCAAGCAAAGAATGTCTTATCAGATCTTCTTGGTATGTCTACTGGCACATTTAATCATGATGGCCAGATGACTGGTGGGGATGCCAGCGGTTCAGCAGCAAACTTGGCTCTTCCTAGATTTGAGTTCAGGTACGCCAGAAGACAGGGTGAAGGACTGGCTCAAGAAGCTGGTTTTGCCGGAGGACTAACAGAATACTCTGCATCTTTTAAGGTAAACAAAAATCAGCAAGAATATGATTTGCAATCCTTAATATATTCTTCTTCAGTCGGAACAGATCCGGCACTTGGTGTTGCTCCAAAGTTTGAAAATTTAGTAGGCAAGAAAAAAGTAAAAATAAGAAAAGTCATTTATAAGACTCCGCAATCGATGTGGAGATTCTTTGGATACTATGGTGGCTTAAATGCTGTCGGTAATCTAAATAATTATGGACAATTCTCTGATGACACTACTTTCGAGATTATCCCTACATGGCAAAACAAACTTCAAGCTCAAGCTTTTGAGGATCATATATTCACTAGGCTTTCTCATTTTTCATATGAGATAAGCAATAACAAATTGAAGTTATATCCTGTTCCAAATGGAGAGTTTCCCAACTACATGTGGGTTACCTTTACTGTGGAGAAAGATGGGTGGACTGAAGATGCCGATAGAAAGTCTGGAATGAGCGGTATTAACAATGTTAACGCTTTACCTTTTGAAAACATTCCATATAAAAACATAAACTCTATAGGTAAACAATGGATTAGACGTTACGCGCTAGCTCTCACAAAAGAAGTATTGGGTCAGGTTCGAGGAAAGTTCGGAGTAATCCCCATACCTGGAGAAAGCGTAACTTTGAACTCAAGCGAGCTATTGGGTCAATCGACAAGCGAACAGCAGACTCTCAAAGATGAGCTTAAGTCTATTCTTGATGACATGTCATACAGGGCATTGGCAGAGAAAGATGCAGCGCTGCTCGGTGCAACCAGTAAGGTGCTAGAAGAAGTTCCTTTGTTTATTTATCAGGGGTAGTTAATTAATGGCAAACAATAAATGGTCACAGCCGGATCACCCGCCACCACCTCTCTTTGTTGGTAAAAAAGAAAGAGATTTAGTTAAGCAAGTCAATGATGAGCTTATTGAAAGGGTAATTGGGCAGACTATAATATATTACCCAATAGATGTAGAGAGGACAAAATATCACTCTACATATGGAGAGGCTATAAACAAAACTTTCCATCCTCCCGTTAGAGTACACGCGTTGGTAGAGTGGGGAGGAATTCAAACAGAATTTTCAAGCAACATTGGTTTAGATAAAGATTCTTCTATTGTAGTTCACTTCCATAAGCGTAGGCTGACGGAAGACCAAGATCTCTTTGTCAGAGAAGGCGACTTTGTTCTTTACGGAGATATTCATTATGAGATAACAATGTTGTCGGAACCTAGACAAATATTTGGCCAAATCGATCATAGACTAGAAATCTCTGCAACTTGCACTAAAGCAAGGGAGGGCTTGTTCGATGCCACATGATGAAAAATTAAAGGACGCAGCGCTTAAAGAAATTTCTTTAATGCCATCTACTATTGAGACAATCGATGAGGCAATGTTTGTATATTTAAATGAAACATTAAACATTCATTCGACAACAAACAAAGGCTGGAAAAAGGTTCCGGCTATATGGGCTTCGGCAGAAAGAGCTTATCAAATTAAAAACGACAAAGACCTCAGAGACTCAAAGGGGACTTTAAAGTTACCTTTACTTACTCTTAGTCGCGACTCCATATCAAAAGATTCAAACTTCAAAGGGGTGGCTTGGTCTCACATACCGCCCATTAATGATCCAAAGGGTGGCTTTATAACTGTCGCAAGAACCATCAACCAGCAGAAGACTGCAAACTTTAAAAATGCATATTCTTTTAAACGTTATAGGCAAAATAATTTTCCATCGGAAAAGGATTTGACGGTGTACAATACAATGACGATGCCTATGCCAACATATATCGCGGTCACGTATTCAATAGGAGTCAGGGCAGAATACCAGCAGCAGATAAATGAAATACTTACCCCGTTTGTAACAAAGACTGGACAAATAAATAATTTCTTTATTACCAGTGAGGGGCACAGATTTGAAGGTTTTATCCAGAGTGATTTTTCACAAATGAATAATTCTTCTAATATGGGAGGATCAGAGCGTTCCTATGAGACGACCATATCTGTCAGAATACTTGGATACCTCCTAGGAGAGGGATCAAACTCTGACAGGCCAAAAATAGCAGTAAGAGAGAACGCAGTCACATTAGTACAAGCAAGAGAGAGAACTTCTTTAGGCGAAGATGAGAGAGGATGATATCATCTATTTCAGCCCTATGGCCGCCAATAGACTATCTAAAGATGGTTTTTATAGAGAGTGTCCTATAATTTAGGTCATTGAAGTTATAAAATACTATTTATAACAAAAGAAGCGCATTAAAGTTGTTCTAATTTATTAAGGAGAAAGTTGTAAATGGCAGCTAATAATTTTAGATTTATTTCCCCCGGTATTTTCACAAAAGAGATAGACGAATCTCAGATACCAGCAGCACCAGATGTTTTAGGGCCAGTTATCGTCGGAAGGTTTGACAAAGGTCCAGCAATGCGACCTGTCAAGGTAGATTCTTACACAGAGTTTGTCAAGACTTTTGGAGAGCCCACAGCAGGTGGTAAGGGAGACTGGAGATCGGGTAAACCATCCGGCCCACTTTATGCAGCATACGCAGCCAAGGCTTGGTTAGCGGCAGGAACTGCCCCTGCAACAGTAGTTCGTCTTCTGGGCGAAGATCATACAGACAGGGCCTCTGACGGCAATCTTGCTGGTTGGTCAATGAGTGCTGATCCTAGTGGTGCAGATGTTACTGCCAATGGCGGCGCATTTGGTCTTTGGGTAATTGACTCCGGAGCACTAGGAGATCATCTTACTGGTACTCTTGGAGCAATCTGGTACATGTCTGGCGGCTCCTCGATTATTTTATCAGGTACCGCTCGCGATGATGTGTATACTCCAAAATCAAATGTTTCAGGCTCAAACCGTTTGATTTCTGCAACCGCGGCAAACAATAACTTTAAGGCTATCATCTGCGAAGGCTTAACAAACAACGAGATAATCGAGTTTAACTTCGACAGAACCAGTCCCCAATATATTAGAAGCGTGTTCAATACGAATCCAACGCTGACAAACGGAGTCATTACGGATGGCGCCAAAGTTTCTAACTCTAAAAACTTATATTTCCTCGGAGAAACATTTGAACGAGCAGTTTCAGACGCAACTACCGCGGCAAATACACAATTTGGATTCATAGCCCCGCTACAGAGTGGATCCGCAGTTTGGAGTGATAGAAGAAGTTCATGGAAGAATGCTGAAACAGGATTCTTCTTCTCACAACACTTTGGAGCTTCAGCTAATTTTGATCCTCCGAATACTTGTACTCCTTTGTTTAAGTTCAAGGCTTTAGATCAAGGCGCATGGCCAAATTCAAACATTAAAATTGCAATTGAGGATATTCGTTCGTCTAAAACGCCGACATCTCCATATGGAACATTTACTGTTGCCATCTACCCATCAAATGCAGTGGACAAAAAGTCTCGCCAACAAGCACTTGAAAGATATACACTATGTGATCTTAATCCTAATTCTAGTAACTTTGTAAGTAGAAAAATTGGTGATCAATACCTTTCTTGGTCTGACTCTGAAAAGAGACATACTATCAATGGAACATACCCCAACAACTCAAGGTATGTATACATCATTACCAACCCAGATTTAGAGCGTGGCGGCGTTAATCCTGCGGCACTTCCTTTTGGAGGCACAGGTCCAATTGTACCAAAAAGCTTTACATACGTTTCGGGAGCTTCACACTTCCAAGAGTTTGGTGAGGGAAGATATACTCCAGCATTATTTACTACAGCATCCTTCTTTACATATGTAACAGGCGGTACCGCTGCAAGTCCATGGATGTTTGGAGATACTAGTCTAGGTGGAGGTATTCCAACAACCGCAGTTATTGGTGAGCCTATGCTCATCGCGTCGACTGGTACTGTTGAGTTCACAGGCTCTTGGCATTGGCCTTCTATTGCGCTACGCTCAAGTTCAGCTGACGCCGGCAATCCTGGCAAGAAAGCGTTCTTTGGAATTCAGCCAACAAGAGCACAAAACTCAACTATATATGACGAAGATTATGGCGACTACAACAAAGGCTTGCCTTTCGATTCAGACGTCGGTGGAAGATTTGATACAATTGGCACAAACGGACAACAAGCTCCGACCAATGCGCAATACTCATTTATCTTCTCCTTGGACGATCTTAAGATCTCTGGCGCTGATGGAATTTACTTCTCTGGCTCTAGAAAGAATGGAACTTCAATTAGTGCAGTTAGCTCTAGTTTTGCAAAAGTTCTTGATAGTCATGATAGATTCTGGATGCCAATGTTCGGCGGTACAGATGGATTCGACATTACTGAAAAAGAGCCTTTACGCAATTCATTGTGGGCATCTACCACTACAAACCTACAAGACCATGCCCTAAACACGGTAACCAGAGGCATACACACTGTTGCTGATGCTGAAGTTGTGGAATGCAATCTTCTGGCCGTACCTGGCATTACGAACACTAAAGTCACTGACTTGATGCTCGAAACATGTTCGGACAGAGCTGATGCTCTAGCGATTATTGACTTGGAAGGTATATTCACGCCTGATACAGAGAACACCAGTTCCTACGCGGACAATCTAGGTTCAGTAGACACGGCAGTCTCTAACATTCAAGCTCGTGACCTAAACAACAGCTACGGATGTGCATACTACCCTTGGATTCAAATCCGAGATACTAAATCAGACAGGCTTCTGTGGGCTCCGCCTTCAATTGCCGCTCTTGGCACGTTCGGAAGCTCCGAGGCTAAATCTGAATTGTGGTTCGCACCTGCTGGATTTAACAGAGGTGGCTTATCCGCTGGTTCAGCTGGAATCCCAGTTGTGCAAGTTTCTGAAAGACTTACGTCTGCACAGAGAGACAAGCTCTACGAGAACAACATTAACCCAATTGCCAAGTTCCCAGCGGAAGGCATTGTGATCTTCGGACAGAAGACGCTACAACAAACGCCATCTGCTTTGGACCGTATCAATGTTCGCAGATTGATGGTATTTGTCAAGAAAGAGATTTCTAGAATCGCAGCTACGCTTCTGTTTGACCAGAACACTGCCGTAACTTGGAGTCGCTTCACTGGACAAGTAGAGCCTTTCCTTTCAAGTGTCAAAACTAGATTCGGTGTATCAGACTTTAAGGTTGTGCTAGATGAAACTACTACTACTCCAGATCTAATTGATAGAAATGTGATGTACGCTAAAATATTCATCAAGCCCACCAGAGCTATCGAGTTCATTGCAATTGACTTTGTAATAGCGAGAACCGGCGCATCGTTTGACGACTAGAGATAAAAAAGGGGGGCTATTTTGCGCCCCCAAACTAATTAATTTAGAATAGGAGAATTTAATACATGGCTACATCATTTTGGACAGACGGAACTTTACAAGATCCAAAAAGACAGTATAGGTTTCAATGCGTCCTTCCAAACCTTGGCGATCAAGGGTGCAGTTGGTTTATTAAAAGCGTCGACAGACCAAACCTATCGTTAAGTGAGGCAAGCCACGAGTATTTGAATCACACTTTCTATTATCCAGGAAGAGTTTCTTGGAACACAGTATCAATTACTTTAGTTGATCCAGTTAGTCCAGATGCTACAGCAATCATGATGGGCGCGATCCAAGATTCAGGATATAAGATTCCTGGTTCCGCTTCTGAACTATCCACAGTTTCAAAAGCCTCTTCCGTTGCGGGATTGGGCACAGTGGAAATCAATGTACTTGACGCTGAAGGCGGCATACTTGAGCAGTGGAAACTAAATAATGGCTGGATTAAAAGCGTTAACCTTAGTGGCCTAGATTATGGCTCTGATGGCTTAACCAACGTGACAATCGATGTCAGATACGACTGGGCTACATGCTCTATTCACGGCGATGCCGGTGGCAGTGGCCCTTCCGCAGCAACGAAAATATTTAGTATATAATATATAATATATACATAGAGGTGAAATTTGAGAAATAATGAAGATCGCTTGGGCGCCCGCGAAGGAAATGCGGATGCTCCTGTCCAAGCAGCTAATCAATCTTCTGACGGCACTTTTTCTTTTGCAACTCCAACAGAGTTTGTAGAGTTGCCATCTAGAGGCAGGTACTACCCAGAAGAACATCCTTTGCACGGCAAAGAAGATGTAGAGATCCGTTTTATGACGGCAAAAGACGAGGATATTTTAACTTCCCAAACCTTAATTAGAAAAGGTATTGCGGTCGATAGATTAATTGAGAATATTCTTGTTGATAAGTCCATTAACATTGATGATTTGTATATCGGTGACAAAAACGCAATTACGGTTGCCGCTAGGATTACTGGCTATGGTGAGGACTATAGCACAAGAGTGACCTGCCCTTCATGCAGGGAGTCTTCAGATTATTCATTTAATTTAAAAGAGTGTTCAACTTATGTCGGTAACGTACCAGAACAACATAAGCATTGCATAGAAAAGCTAGAAAGCGGAAACCACATTATAACAGTCCCAGCTAGCAAGGTAAAAGTTGAAGTTAGGCTGATGACAGGAAGAGATGAGAAATATTTGAGCAAGTTGGCAGAAAGCAAAAGAAAGAATAAATTACCCGAATCTTACTTAACTGATCAACTTATGAGAATGATAGTTTCTGTAAACGGAGACTCCAGTAATTCATCTAGGCAGATGTTTGTCGATAATATGCCGGCAAGAGACTCAAAGTTTCTTCGAGGAGTGTATGCAGAAATAGTGCCAAACATAGATTTATCGCAAGTATACGCTTGCACTTCTTGCGATTTTGAGCAGGAAATGGAGGTTCCGTTTACGACGGAATTTTTTTGGCCTAAATGATGAATATATAGCTAACGTTTATGAAGAATTCTTTGTCTTAAAATATTATGGTAGCTGGAGCTTTACGGAAGTGTATAATCTCCCCATAAGAATTAGAAGATGGTTCCTTGATAGGTTGGCAACACAAATAGAAAAAGAAAATAAAGCAGTAGAAGATTCAATTCAGCAGTCACGCTCACAATCAAGTTCTGGATAGTATTGTCTATAGACTTGGCTTTATTTTATTTTTCTCACTATTTACTGATATAAGCTGGAGGTCTAACATCATGAAGACTCTTAATGAGGATAAACTGACCGAGATCGTTATAGACTTGGAAGAAATCAAAAAGAACAAGCTAAACGAAAGTTGGTTGGCTATGTTCGGGTATCAAATTCAAGTCCTGATGAGAAGAATGTTCGGGGGAGCACAGATACCTGTAACGGTAAAAGGAAACCCCAGAGAAGTCGATGCGTTTGCAAAAGCAATTGGCAAAGAAAAGAAATACATTCAAACAGCAAAAGACTATGGGTTGGAAGACCCAAGAACTTATAAAGATAAGTCTTTGCTTAAAAAAGCGACATCAAAGTTCGAAAGAGTAACCGGCATAAAGTGGCCATTTAAATAAGGGGTTTTAAATGGCGACACCAGAAGAAATAGCACAACAGGAAAGGCTAGCAAAGCAATTAAGTGCGGCCTTGCAAGAGTTGGAAGATGCATATGGAGATCTAGATCAAAACATAGAAAACCATGGTGCAACTTTAAATGGTGTCAACGCTAAAACTCGTGCGCAAAAAGAGGCCCTGTTGGATGCCCTGAAGGCACAAAGAAGATACGCAAAGGCAATGGGCGACAGCGCGGAAGATCTTGCAAGAATGGCCAAAGGAATAGATGATCTGAAAGCGTCACTTAAGGGCTTATCTGGCTATGCATCGTCCTTTAGCGGCCAGATTCGTGGCATGATGGGAATAACCACTTCTTGGAAAGAAAATTGGGCAGCAACGTTGGCCGTTGGCATGAAAGAGGCTGGTGGTCTGAAACAAGCCATGGCCGCGATGCAAAAAGATTTTCAAGATACAGGAAACCAAGCAAATGTTCTCGGATCAACTGTTCTTAAAGTAACAGAGATGCTTTCTGGTGCTTTCGCCTCGGTTGTCAATAGAACGATGGCATTGGTTAATGCGCTAGATGGCGCACAAGTTTCTTTCAGTAGGCTAACTGGTGGCGCACCACAATATAGAGACGCAATAGTTTCTTTAGAGCGAGATTTTTATAAATTTGGTCTCACCGCAGAAGACGCTGCGAACGTTATGGGCTCTTTATACTCTTCTGTGTCTGGCTTCACAGCAATGTCCAGCAGAACACAGAAGGCTGTTCGAGAATCAACTGCACTACTTGTTACGATGGGTATCGATGCAGAAGACGCAGCAAGAAATATAGAATTTTTAAACAGATCGCTGGGAATGACTGGCGGCCAAGCAGCGCAAGTTAACCAACAATTGTTTTCAGCCGCACAACAGCTTGGAATATCCACCAACAAGATGATATCTGATTTTGCACAGATGGGTCCACAATTTGCAGTGTTCGGAAATCAAGCAGTTTCAACATTCGTTAGGATTGAGGCCGCCGCGAAACAAACAGGTGTTGCGATGGAGAGAATATTGTCAATTACTGCAAAGTTTGACAAGTTTGACACAGCAGCAGATTCTGTCGGTAATTTGAATGCAATATTGGGTGGTCCGTATTTGAGCGTTATGAAGATGGTTCAACAAACAGATCCAACACAAAGAATGGCAATGTTGAGCAATGCAGTTAGAGAAGCGGGGCGATCCTTTGAACAATTGGGCTACTTCGAGAGAAAAGCACTTGCTGAAGGCATGGGCTTGGAAAGCGTAAATGAGTTGGCTTTGGTTATGAGAGGAAGGTTTGATCTGGTAGCTGGCGCGACACAGAAATCTGCCTTTGAAATAGAACAACTTGCAGAACAAACGAGAGACTTTAACACAATACAAGCAGAACTTCAACAAACAATGAGGATAATCGCGATACAGGTCGGCCCTGCGCTTATAAATACGCTGAAGAATGTGGCCAATTTTATACAACAAAATGCATCCCTTATTCAGATGGCAATTCCAATTATTGTGGGCCTTAAGACAGCAATGTTTGGGCTACAAATGGCTTCTTATGCTGCCGCCGCTGGTCTGGGCGCCCTTGGGCCGGCACTGGGCATAATAGGTGTAATCGGAGGATTCGCCGCGGCCATAGCAACTTCATCTGCGCAGACAAATATGTTTGCCCAGTCAGTCGACAACCTTGGAGAATCCTTGGACGCTTTGCCTTCCAGCAAGACAGTCGAACTTCGAAAGACTTATGCAGCCGCTCAAGCTCCATTATCCGCTGGTAGCACCGCCTTTGGTGTTAATAGGACACCATCAGCAATGGCTCAAATGGCGGGACTTCAAGCATCACGAGCGCCAATTATAGTAAATACTCGAAGTGTACTTGAGATCGATGGGTCCGCCATGGCGTCCGCAGTCGCAAGACATACAGCATAATAAGGGGGAAAATAAATGGCGGATTACAAATCAAAACCAGCATTTAACAGAGATAGTTTTGCAGGCACATACGACATAACTGAGGCTTTGCAGACGCAACTCGGACAATCGATTGATTTTTATCATGAGATCTCCAAAACAGCCTTGAGCTTTAAAGCTTTTGAGCTTTCTTACTCCGAAAATGTGCAGAATGATTGGGAAGAAGTGACACTACCAAGAAGGGTCAATAACAGCTATACTTGGAACAAAATAACTCGTGGCATATCGTTGTCTTGGGCATTGCCGGCCTTCGATTTGGGGGAGGCCCAGCAAAATCTTGAAAAGTGTTCATTGTTTGTCCGAATGATGTATCCCCAGATAGGTGAGCATGGCGAGGTTACTAGCGGCAACCCTATATGGTACATGAGCGTTATGAACTGGGCACATTCGGCTGGATCATCTACTGGCGGACAAGGCGATATAACCGCTACTGGGCTACCAGGATTTCCAGGCGGATTTAACTTTAGTATTGTTAATGACGCTGGATTTATTGAGGCGGCAGCCGGCGTTCTCTATCCAAAGCTAATAAAAGTTAGCATGGACTACAAGGTCATTCAAGATGACAAAAGAAGGTTTGGTTGGGATAACAAAACTGGCAAGTGGCCAGAAGAGACATCAGCTTTTCCATGGTCTCCAGTTACTGGTTTGGCAACATCGACTTTAAATTTAGGCCGCGGTGTCGATGCTCCTGCGGATACAGATCCGGATCCGATCTCTGGAACTGATAATTTATTAGAAGGTGGACCAAACTCCTTCGGGCCACCCCCGATCATTTAATAACAAGGTATAAAAATAATGGGCATTAGATACAACAGCAGATCAGTAATCGATAACGAAGAAGAGGTATATCAGAAACTTATCGAAGATAGGGGTCAAAAAAAGATAAGACAATTCTCTTCTCCTACGCTTAATTACATCACTCCC